ATCACGCTTCTGATCCATACTACCAACACCAGCAGCTTGGAAGGTATGTCCATAAACACCACCACCCACAACAGCTGCTCTCTTAATAGCACCAGTTACACCAGAAGTAAATATATGATCTGAAGTATCTGGTGACTTCATACTATTAACTCTAAATGTATTAGTCGTTACATTAGATACCTTAATCCACTTACCACTGTAAGGATCTGTCTCTCTAGGATATGCATGAGTTGTACTATGCCCATCTTTAGCACATGTAAAGGAGACTGCTCCAGTTTCAAAGAATACATAATCACCATTTTGTAATCCATGACTAGAAGAGGTAACAGTCATGATGCCTACAGCACCATCATACTGCGTACCAGTTTCAGCAGTTAGTCCATCATTCGGTACATAATGATGAGTAGAAATATTTGTGGACGGTGTTGACGCTAAAACTTGGAACGAAATCGTACTTGCGGTAGTAGAAGCGATAGAAACCGCAGTTGAGAATCCAGGATCGCTAGTTCTTGGGTACTTATGGACACTTTGATAAGTGTCTAATCCACATCTAAATGATAGAGATTCTTGGGCAATCCTTATAGATTGACCTGTCATAAATCCATGCTCACCGATAGTAGCTGTTACGATGCCAGCAGTGGGGTCGTAAATCGCCGAGGAGATGCCAAAAGGTGCTGGAAGTGACTTACCTACATTTACAGCAAAAGAGGTGGTTCCTATGCCTGTTATCGGTAACCACTTACCACTGACAGGATCGGATGATCTTGGATAGGTCTTCGTAGAAGTACCGCCATCCATGTCGCATTTGAAGGAAATAGAGTCATTATCGAAGCGTATAAAGTCGCCATCATGAATAAGTCTACCGCCAGGTACGACTGTAACGGTCATTATTCCAGCATTTGCATCATAAACTGCACCATTTACAGTTTGAGTATCCACTGTATTGCGTGGATATGTATGAGTAGAAATATAACTATCTTTATTACAACGGAAAATTAGTGATCCAGTCGCTAACTTAATCGCAGTTTGTTCTGCTAATCCATGTTGACCAATATTAAGATCAAGGAATCCAGTAGTAGGTGTATATGTTGCAGTAGTAATACTGTACTGAACAGTAGGTGATGTACCCACAGTAATAGCAATACCAGTAGCAGTAGTAGATGCAACAGAAATAGCAGTATCAAATACAGGATCAGTTACCCTTGGGTAAGACTTACTGGTAGTAAGTCCGTCCATAGCACACTTAAAGTTAAGTGAATTGTCCTTAACCTTGATACTAGTACCTGCCATAATATTATGGTTAGGTATAGTCATTGTCATGATACCTGCTACAGGATCATAAACTGCGTCAGTAGGTGTCCATCCAACATTAGTAGTAATACCAACGAATACATCAAATGTATTTGGTGTTACGGCACGAACTTCTAAGAACTTGTCATTTATAGGATCAGATGCTCTTGGATATACATGATTACTATACTGACCATCCATCTCACAAGTAAATGTAAGAGATCCAGTAGCAATACCAATTAGATTTGGATCAGTAAAGTTATGATCACCATCTGTAATAATTGTACCTATACCACTTGCGTAGTCATAAACAAAGGAAGTAATACCAATAGTAGTACCATATCCAATACCAGACTTGCCGACATTAATAGTAATACTATCTGCAGTAGTCGTAGCAGTACCAGTCTTATTGTGGAAAGGATCAGTTGATCTAGGATATGCATGGTATGTTGCATAACCATCCTTATCACAACTCATAACAATAGCACTCGTAGCAATACCAACAATATTGTTATTAGCATATACCAGACCCACAGCAGTAGATCCGATAGATAGTGTCATTGCACCTGTCAATGCGTTGTACCTAGCATCAGATACATCTGCATAGACTAAAGTAGAAATACCAACATTTAAACTAAACGCAGTAGTTGAAGTAGTTGTTATACCTGTAGTTACACCGCTAATAGGATCAGTACTACGAGGATAAGTATGTTGAGTACCATGATTATCTCTGGAACAAGTAAATGTAAGTGAATTGGCATCTAAAGTAATGGTATCATTTGTCATCATGCCATGACCAGACGCAAATGATAATGTCAATACACCAGTAGTTGCGTCATAAGTAGCACCATTTGGACTCTTCTGATTACCTGATTCTGCACCACTTTGAACATTAACCGCATTAGTAGCAGTACCACCTGCCCATGTGTGGACATAATCACCACCCATGATTAACGCATTGGAAGTAGCACTCCTAAAGATGTGCTTATAACCAATACATTCTAACTGCATATTTTCAATCTTAACTGGATCTTCAATCTTAAGATTATGAGGTCCAACTGTACTGACCTCCATAATTCCAGTCTTCTCATCATAGAAAGCAGTTTGAATAGCAACCTTACTTCCTGCAGTAGGAACACCAACTATACTTGTAATCTTACCATAGGCATCAACTACTGGTTTTACATTTGCACCTACAAATGGAGCATATCCCTGACCTGGAGTAGACCCAACAGAAATGATCACACCACCCCTAGGTAATTGGTTTTCATTAATATCCCCAACATCTATTATCGGCGTGTCATATCCAAATGAACTAATACCAGTAAATACAACACTACTAATTCCAGCTTGCTCTGTGATTCTAAAGTTAGCATTAGGGTTGTTTTCACTGTAAGGTGCTTGGAATATACTATTAACAAATAGTACACCATTACCACCAGTAGTACCAATACCAGTAACCGCAACACCAATAGATGTTAATGGATAAGCAGTCTCTAATCCATCGAATGAATTAGACATATCATCAAATATTTGGTTCTTAGTATAATCTTGTCTTAAGAATGTTCTACCACCAAATGATGCTCTAGCATATGGAAGGTTATTTGGGTTAATAATTCCAGTGTCACCACCAAGAGGTGCTTGTGTGAAATGTATTGTACTATCTACTATCTGGAAAGATCCTCTAAAGATTCTAGCAGTCTCACCAGCAGAGTGTGGAGTAGCAGCAGTACCAACTGCTCCTCTTTCTACTTCTACAAGACTCCATGTACCAATACCAACAGGAGGACCAAAGGTTGATGTACCAATACCGACATTCTTTACGATAGAAAACTCATCTTCAATCTTAATAAGGTCTCCAGATTTGATGGAAGATATTCCACTTAATACAAACGCAGTTACAAAACCAGCAACAGGAACATCCAAGTCATAAGATATAGATGTATATGATATTGGTTTTTGTACTAAACCACTAATAGAAACCATAGACTTAGAGTCCGTCTTTCTCATAGTGAATCTATGCTGGTTACCAGTACCAGAATCAGCAAGGAAAGTCACACCATTACCTATTCTAGCATCACTTTCTGTTAATGCTATTCTAAATTGTTGATTATTATCCTTTATTGCATAAACAGTGTCTGGAAGATATCCAGTTACACCAGCACCAGTTTGATAAACTAGAGCAGATCCACCAATACCAATAAGGTTAGAATCAGGTTTGTAAGTTAACTGCTCAAATGGCATAAAGAAATGCTCTTGTGCAAATACACCTGTAACACGGTTTAATTCATCTGGATTTGTAATATTAGTTTCACGGGCATAAATTGGAACTCCTTTATATTTGAGATCAAATTCCTTTATGTCTCTATTATTAATTCCAAGATATAAGTTTTGAGCAACAGATTCGTAAATTTGTCCGTAATTAATTTCACCAACACCCTGAAGTGTACCGTTAGGATCTAAGATCTTATACATTACTTCATTGTATGCAGTAACGCTAACAATACCAGAAACTGTTGGATGGAATTCTAAACCAAAAGTACCATCAGATCTGTAAGTGGATCCAAATGTACCTACTCCAGTAGTAGAACCTACAGAAGCTAAAGGATATTCAGTAATAAAGGTCTGACTCTTTTCAGGATCTGCTAATACATAAACCTGATGTAATGACTGAGTTGCACCATATGATACATGAACTGTAGACTTAACAGTTAAATCTGCAGTACTACTTAAACCACAAATAGTTGCAATACCAGCTTTTGCTTGACTACTAACTTCTAATCTTCCTGTTCTTTCAGTACCATCTGGAGTGAATGGAATCTTAAACCTGTAAGTAGTATCTGCTCCAGCAGTTGAAGGATCTACAACAATAGACTTGAATTTAACATTAACTGGATTGGTACGACCATTTTCAAAATCTAACTTAACTAAACCACCATCAATATTAGATGTAACTGTACCAATAAAACTAGGATTGGATATACCAGCTAAATTCTGTTTTGAGTTGAATGCTGTTAATTCAGTAAGATAAGTGTTTGACCCATCATGCATAACAGCATATTCCAAATAATCAACTTGCTTATCAACTTCTTTGTCTATTACTAAGAACTGTACTATAGCAGCTTGAGATGTCAAAGTTGACATTCCAATAACATTGGTTATTGAACTAATTCCAAGTGTAGATGCAGCAGAACATTGGACATTTCCACCTTCTAAACGAATATGACCAAAAGCAGATGTTCCAACACCAACAGAATCAGCAAAATTGGTTTGAAGTGATTTTACTTCGTAGTTTGTGTCGAAAGGTTCATTTGGACGGAAGATTAATTGTGTTTGAGATTGAGGTCCAGAATATCTCGTATCAAAAGTAGCATAACCAGTACCAAGACCAGTAACTTGATTCCAATTGGTAATATCTGCTTTTTGAAGTAAATAAGTATCTTCATCAACAGTTACTGAAATAAATTCATTAAATTGATAATGATTCTTCTTAGGATCTTCTGCTTGATGGACAGTTTGCGTTAAGAATCTTTGGAAGAATCTTCCTGCAGGATAAGTTGCAATAATTCTATAATCGCTTAGATCATTAGACTCATTAGAAACAAATTGAGGACTAATATCATCAATATTCAAAACTCTGTTAGTTTTGTTTAAAATGAAGTCAGAAAGTCGAGTAGATCTTAATTCTACAAATTTTGAAACAGTTCCTGAAGATAAGAAGTCTCTACCCAAATCATAAGGGTAAATAGAGTCTGCTCTTAGAGCATCTCCTGTAAAATCAAGAACAAGTCCACCAGCATCATCTGCTGGTATAAAAGTATCACCTGGTCTACCTTTTGCTATAACTTCAGTATTAGCAAAGTTTTTCATCCCAGATGGATGAACCACATCATTTACATAAGTGATAAGGTCTTCATATGTCTTAGGACTCTCAATCGCATAAGACATATTCTGATAGTAATCATTATCAGGTAATACCTGATTAATATCATTCATTAATCCAACATTATCTCTCCACCCAACTAATGTCTTCACAGAAGCATCTATATTGAAACTACCATTAAATTCAACAATAGAAACTACTCTTGCCTTAGATCCACTTAGTTTACCAGTTAAAACATCAGTTATATCTAAAGGTTCTGCTCCACTAACAACAATCTTAGCAGTATTCTTATTTAAGAAATCTAACTGAATATCTGCATCCGCATTGTCATTTCTCTTGAATGGTTCATTCTGAACGAAATCAGAATTACCTTTAACTACTTCAAATTTAGCAAGATAACTTGCTTCTACTAATTGAGCAAATCCAAATTTAACAGTTGCTCCAGTACCAGGATTTGTTGTAATTCCGTTTAAATCAAATGTTACTTGTCTTGGGTTGACAGCATCATTATAATCAGATACTGTAAATGCTTCAAACTTATAATCACCTGAGTTAAACCCATCACCACTTCCAGAATCGAATTCAATACCTTCAACAAGGACTTTATCACCAACAGCAAAAGGTTCTTCATCATACCCCAAAACAGGTGTAGTAATCTTACATGTTAAGAATCCTGCTTGTGATTCTGTACTTAAAATGCTAATACCGTTACTATTTCTAACAGGAGCAACTCCATAATCATTATTTGACAACCCAACTGGAGCAACAGACACAGTTGCCTTAGTAACAGCAGAATCGCTTAATTCACATGTAATAAGACCATTATCTAAGATCTCACCTGAACCCCTATCATATAAAACTAATGATGGAGCATTAATATAGAACTTACCACCAAAAACAACCTTAACTTCAGTAATAGTACCATAATCATCAATTTCAACAATTCTAGGAATAAATGCGTCAGGTTTGAGTGTATTATCCGAAGGATATCCATAGACATCCTCAGGAACAGTCATTTTCTCTAATTTGTTGATAGAGACCGATTCTGGGATTAATGTTGCGTTAATACCACTTCCTTGAATACTTGTAATTCCAGGAATTGTATTATAATTGTATCCACCGTCACCTATCGATACAGTAGCAATACCACCCGTAACATTTGCAGCAGTAGTAGTATATTCTATAATTTCACAATCATCTCTATCATAACTCAGAGATTCTGGTTTAAATTGCAAATTAACAGTAAATACTGTAGTTCCAACACCAACAACATTATAATTTCCATTATATCCACTTCTAACATGTTTTATTTCATTTCTATTGACTACTGTATTATCAGCAGTAATAATACCAGTTGGACCAAATAAATTGTAATAAAGAGTATCAATATTATCAGAATGACTTAATTTTACTGTAGGATGGTATACAGAGTTAGGATTGGTAGAAGCGACACCAACAGTTGCTGAAGTTCCAACACCAACCACCTCAAATCCAAGACTTGTTCCTGATCCAACAAATTCATTAATAAATTTATTGTCATAATAGAATTTTAAGTCATATGTCAACAAACTAGGATCACTTAAGTCAAAAACAATGTCATTATTAGCAAATGGTCTTAATTGTGGATTAATTGGGTTAAGAACTTGTCCAGATCCACCAGAACTTGTAATATTAACAACATTCGGAGTTCCTTGTGTTTCTTTTAATGTATTTGCAAGTTGAATTGTATTATCATCAATTCTAATAACATAATACTCTCTTTCACTAATTCCACCAGGGAAAGTAGAAGATGATGTATACAGAACCCTATCTCCACTAATTAATCCATGCTTATAAAGACTAATTCTATTTGAAGTTGTATTAATACCAGATGCAGCAACATCTATTGGATCAACAATTAAATAATCATTTACTTTCTTTACTGTAGCGAAAGTAGTTGTTCCAATACCAGTAGAAAGACCTGGTTTAACAATTAAATTGATTGTGTCATCTAGTGACAACCCGTGAGCTTCGGAAGTCTGTATATTCGATAAAATGTTTTGTACACTTCCAGTAACCTGATCAGTTTCTACAGTTTCAAACAAAAAGTCATTATAATCTCCACCACCACTAATAAAGAAGATATCACCAGATGTTTTAGTTGTTTTTAGTCCAATAGTATCTTTAGTCTTTCTTGTTGCATAAAGTGTAGATGGTAAATTGAATGTTCCAGCATAAATCCCAGATGTTGCACATGATACATTACTTCCACTAGGAGAAACAGTAAAATTAAGAACATCGTTGGTGTTTAAACCATGATTTTGAATATAAACTTCTTGGGTTCTTAGAGATCTTTCTTTAGTAACTCCAAGATACTGATAATTCCTTGTTATTGTCTGAGAAACAGTTGTACCAAATCCAACAGATTCTTGTGCATTAAAATAGAATTTTCTATTTACATTAGATTCAAAAGGTTCGATAGTTAAAGGAATATCTAATCTATTTGAATAGTAACTAATACCAAGACCAATAAGACCTTGAGTTTGAGATTGTGTTAAACCAATACCAGATGTACTAACACCTGTTGATCTACGGATTCTAATTACATTATCTTCTCTATTGATACCAATAATCTGTGCTGTTTCTGATCCAATTGCAACAGGATCTCCACCTATAGTATAACTAGCACCAGTACCAACTACAACCTGTTTTGGTGTCATTGTACCAAAACCAATAGTAGAACCAACAGAAACCGTTTCTGGAACCCATTGAACTTTAATATCAGTAACTAATCCAACAAATCCAGTTTCTAAAAGGTTTGTTGAATAATTTAATGAATTTATCTGATGTGACCCTACAAGTTTAGTAACACTAGTAGATAATCCAGCAACTTGAATATAATCGTAAATGTTAAATGAATGATATGGATCAAAATGTGCAATAATTGCTTGTGGTGACCATTCAAATACTACATTGTTATAATCAAAGAATTCTGTATCAATCTTATTAACTGTTTTACCAGTTACTGCTTTAACAGATGCTCTAATACCAAATCCACCAGTTCCTTCATTATCAAAGTATATTTGAGATCCTGTTGTGTATCCTGTTCCTGGAGAAACGATTCTAATTTCTTCAACTCTACCAGTACCTATCTTATCTGGTCTTGCAATCTGTTCTACTACTTTATATGGTTGATATACAAAATCATAAGATGCACCATCACCAAACATCTTATATGGGAAGGTATTTCTAACTAAATCTGAATTTTCAAAATCAAAGTTATTTTGTTTAATTTTTTCACCAGAAACAGTATTTACCCTTAGAGGTATTGCTCTATATGTGTCTCCTATGTAATATGGGAACTTTGGCTTACCAAAACTATCTACACTAGCAAAATATGCGTATATACCATTCTCAAATTCTGGCGTTTTAGTAAATCTACCGTTATGCACATCTAAATCACCAGCAGCATCATAATAGTAGTCTTCAATAAAGAATCCTTCTGGAAATTCTGCTGTTGAAGGTCTATTTTCGACTTGAGATGCATTTAAACTATAAGAAGATTCCATCCTTCTAGAAGAAGACTGAATATCATCAGAAACATCAAATCCATAAGGACCATAAATTGGTATTCCATCATATGCCCATCCAATGATAGGAGAATGACCTGATCCATCATCGTTAAAGACATTTCTAACTGTTGCTCCATAAGCAACACTTTCAATTGCTAATCCACCTTCTACTGGAGCAAGATAGTCTCCCTCTTCATTAGTACTAGTAAAGAACTTGTTACCAACAAGTCTTCTAACCTTTGTAGAGAAAGTTGCGGATTCACCTGGTTGTTTAACTGTTACTGTTGATGTATCTGGATAACCTAATCCCTCAGAAAGAACTATTACATCAGAAATTTCCTCACCATTCATAATAGCACGAAGTTTCGCACCAAAAGCAGTACCAGTACCAACTACCTCTAAATCTGGTGGACCATCATATTTAATTCCACTACTTTGAACAAAAGCATCAATTACTTTTCCATTAACAATGATTAGACCAATTTGTCCAAAACTACCAGAATTTATAGAAACATCAGGTGGTTGCTCAAAATTAATAACTGATGATCCATAATTTTGACCCCTATCATATAAAATAGTGTCTATAATAGGACCACGAACTATAGGAGTTGCTGTTAAATTTACTTGAGTGTTTGAATCAGTAATAACATTAACATCAACAGTTATTGGTGGATAATAGAAATCTTGATATTGAGATCCAGTTCCTGATAATCTAACATATTCTTTATTCTTATAATTTGTACTATCTGGAATTCTAGTAGTAGCAATACCAGAATAACAAAGTCTGAACTTATTCTCATCAATAGTTAAAACTTGATATTGAGAATTTGTAGATAATCCAGTAATAACAGTACCACCAGTAGATGTTATTCCATAATGAACCACTTCACCATCTTTAAACCCATGATTTTCAAATTCAATATGATCCCTATCTGTACTAATTTTAGAAGGTTGTACAGAAATTCTCTTATTTGTATAACCAGTACCACCTTCAAGAATACTAACTCTAGATATTCTTCTCTTAGTTTCAAAATCTCTAAACTCATGGAGACCATTATTTAAAGCTGCAGCAGTTGATCCAAACCCAACAGTGTTAATTCCTAGAACAGAATCATTTTTACTTCTATAAAGTTGGAATATTGTATCACTTCTAACACCAACATAGTATGATTGGTTTTTAATTAAACATGTATCTATACCAGCAGCTGCTGTTGTATGAAGTCCAAGTACATTATTGTTATTAGGACTATAAAGTATCCTATCACCAGTATTATAATAATGAGGTTTATCTAATATTATCCTATCACTCATCCAATCAATAGTACCACCATCATAGAATGACTTTGCATTAAATGCAAACTTTCTATAGTATAATTCTGTTACAGCTTGTGCTTTTGCATTAGATCCATTACCACCATGAACATCAACAGAAATAACTTTTTTAATTTCAAAATCAACAGGATCAATTAAAACATCTGTTAGTGTTCCACCAACTGCTACTCTACCAAATGCTGTATTAATACCAGTTGTATTATCTTCTATAGTTATTGTGGGTGGATTTAAAACATCATAATTCCTTCCAGAATTAACAATATTCAAAGACTTTAATGGTCCATAATATACAAATTTGTCTGATTTGTAGTTATTAATTTCAACACCATTAACTAATATACCAGTATTACCATCTAAAGTTTGATCAGAACTAGTTACTTGATTGGATCCTGCTTCCAAATCCTGCTCAAGAACAAATCTCTTAAGAACTCTACTTGGGAAGATTGATTTTCTTGCTTGTTCAACTCTAACAAAATCATGATAACCAGATGTTGTTGGAGGTGTAAATTCTTGAGCTAATCCAGACGCAATAAACGATCTAGATGGATATAACTTAATTTTATTATTTGGAGTTAATACTTCAACAAAATAACTGTCTTTTTCAAGTCCTGCAATAGGATCAGATCCTGGACCTATAATATATGATATTTCATCTCCTGTTTTAAAAGGAACTGGTGAAGAGAATGAAATAACAGAATATTTGTTAGTTAGACTATTATAAGATTGGAAATTTCCACCAGATACTGTTGGATTTGTTAAATCAGCATGAATTTTATCAGTATCAATTTGATATGATGGAATAGAGTTAGATGCAACATACGCTTCTTGTTTTCCACTTTCAGATTTATTAAAATCAAGAACATATGTATTACTAATATCAGATAGAACCTGATTTTGTCCACCAATGATAGGAACAGAACTACTAGTCGCTTTATTCTGGACTCTTCTTATATCATAGTCTAATGAAGGACTTATAGTGTAAGATCCTTGTATACTTACCGAATTATTTGAAATATTGACATAACTAACAACTAAATTGTTTGCTACAATGGTTTCTGCTGCTAAGTTATCCCTAACAAGTAAATCAACATTATCACCAACCTTTAAACTAGATTTGTCAATATAACCATCTAAAGTAAAGGTAGATCCACTTATATCTTTGACTTTATACCTTGCACTAGTATTATAAATCCATGAATTGAAGAAAATCTGTTCATAAGTTCTTGAAGACCGTGGATTGGTTACATATCTTCCAAGATTCTTAACTTTAATTCTAGATTCTCCACTTAATCCATATAAACTTTGTGTAGACTCAAAATCTCGCAGAACACCAGTTATTCTCATTTCAACTGGTTTAGTAGTATCATTATCTTCATACCCATACACTACCGTAGGTGTGAATACATTAGTAGTAGATGGAATTTCAATTGCAGTTGTAGTTACACCAATAAATTGGTTTACAGTCTTTTCAGTATAAGATAATTCTTGATAATAAGCATCAGAAGATAATCCAACTTGTATATTTCCAGTTTGACCAAATCCTATGGTAGAATCAACCGTAAGAACGGTTGCACCCATTCCAATTTTACCTATTACTTGAGTACGACCTGGAACAACAAATGTACCTTGTATTAAGTCCCTATCATCATATCCAATGAATACAGATAAACGATAATAGTTATCTCTGATGCTAACAACTTCAGAAATAGGTCCAGATGCAGATTTAACAAGAGGATTGTTAGGATCAGCATCTTGAAATAGTGTTTGTCCGATTAATTTTGTAGCATCTCCAGAAACTGTCTCTACTGTAAAGGATTCCCTTCTCAAATAGTTTGCATAAGAGGGTTTTATGAGGTATTTTTCAAGATCATTGATTTTTGGTTCTAAACCAAACAGTGCTTTGAATAAAATCTTGAAAGATTCGTCAGTACCCTTGGATTCATATAAACTTCTTGCTTCTTTGATGAAATTATTAACATCTAAACTAGGACTTAACGCAACTCCTTGAAAACCAGGAGCATACAATGATTTTAACTTGTCATAAAACTCTTTTAAGAATAAAGCACTTAAATTTTGAACATATGAACTACTATTATGAGATGTAGCAGTAGTTTGCTTCCATTCTAAATTTTTTGGATCACCTGCTTGGTGATATGTTGTAATTCCACTAAATCCTCTAACACATCCAGTAAAACTGTTTGTAGTTATTCCTGTATATGTAATAATTTCATCATCAATCTTTATAAGACCATGTTTTTTAGGAAATCCTTTAGTATTATCAGAAACAGTGATTATATCATCAGTTGAAGTAATATTTGATGCTAAAGATACGCTTCCAGATATAACTTCCTTTGTTAAATTATCAATTTTAATATATTTGTCAATATTTTCGGCAAGATCTACAGGGCCACCTTGATATTCCTGAGAAATATAATATTGCTCTAGAAATTTTTCAAATAGAGGGTTTTCAGCTACTGCAAACTCTGGTGCTTGGTCTGCAACTAGTTGATAAGTCTTAACTCTGGTAGATAAGGGGCTATATGTTTCAATCATCCGATTTTAAGATCTTGTGATAGTGCCGTTTGAATAACTAGAAGTGACTTTATATCCAATTCCAGAGATTTGTTGTCCAGAAGAGATAGTGTCTTTTACGATATTTATCTTACTATTTGACATGTCTAATTGAAGGTACAAATCCTTCAATCCAATAATATCATTAGATTCTGGATATGCCTGAATCTCAATCATGCCCGATCCAAGATTAGTTTCGGATATATTGATAGTATTGATGATAATTTCACCTTTAATATAATCAACTGTTCCAGCAGAAGGAATAACTACAGGAGAATTTTCACCACCAATATTAACTATTTGAATTACAGCAATATCACCTGTTTTTAGATCTTCATGAGGAAGATCAGAGAAATATAATGTATTTGGATTGCCATCAATCTTAAATCCACTACTTTTAATGTTTTTACCACTAGCAACTACATGGAATGAGTTACCAAAACACAATTCATACTGAGCAAAGGTATTAAAGATTGGTTTTAAGTCCCTTCTCATGGTTAATTTGGTAATATTTGATGTAATCGCTTCATTTGTACCATCTACAACTTTTAAAGCATCAGAATACTTAAATCTACCACCAAACGCATTCAGATTAGTACTTTTTCCATAAGCACTTAATGAAGATGTTACTTGTGCTTTCAATCCGTCAATATCACTAAAGACATTAGCGTTATAATATGCACTAACATCCAATTCAATATAAAGAATCTTAAGATCAACTATTCTTTGGTTAATTCCTGCCATTGAATACTTCTTTAATCCGTCTAAAATTTGAACTTTAGAGAAATCGGACAAATATGTTGCATTTCTAGGTTTTACGCTTAATACAACAGTACCAAATTCAGGTGGATCTAGTTCTTCACCACCCATAACAGAAACAGACTCTGCATCAGGGAATATACTCTGTACAATTGCTTCATAATCCTTCGCTGTAACCGCCCTGTACTGGGAGGAATAGACCCTAGGAGCGATATACTTAATAGAGTTAACACTTTCTATCTCACCGCCTCCTCTAGCAGGTTGAACGGTTGATACTACTACTGTTTGAGATGGAGCAATAGGAGCACCTGCATCATTTTCCGCACTTGCACTAAATGAGAAGTTAGTTCCATCATTTCCTGCCTGTCCATCAGTAATAATATAACTAACTTCGATAATATCACCACTATCCAACTTCTTACCAAACAATCCATCTCCAAATAACAATTCATACTGCTCATCTTTGACTTCTTGGATCAAATAGATGTTAGATTTCTCATTAATTGCTGTTATATTGTCAATTTTAGAATATTCTAGTCCAGAACTTGATCCAGACTTCCTTACAAACACTCTAATTGACTCTGTATCAACAAAAGAGTTCTCTAAAATGAATCTTTGGTCTAAACTACCACTAACTGTGAAGAATTTTCTTAAAAGTGTGCCTTGATAGACATTAAGATTTCTAAATTGAGCAGTTCTTGGTGGATTTACAGTAATATTTGTTCCTACATCAATAGGAGAAGGTACAATTACATCTTCTGGGATAGAAAATGTATAAGAAGTGTTATTTGTTGCTCCAACTACGACTAAACCCTTTGCTAATTTAACACTATTACTATTTCCGTTGAATTTAAAGTCAAAATTTACGATTGCTTTAGCAGATTTACGAGATCTAGGCACATATCCGATATTTCTTGCAAGAGAAACTACATTTTCTCTTAAAGTTGCTGAATCCAAGAAGGATTCATTGACCACCATATTACTATTGAACGCTGAAATATAAGTATTGTACGCTAATATGTCAATCAGAATCGACATATTGGATCCTTCATAGTCAAAATCAGTAAAATCTGAGTTTGATCTTAGATAATCCTTTATTTGTTCCTTAATTTGGTCAAAATCAAGGTTAGTAAACTTTGATACGGGCATGTTTTTTACCTAGTTGCCTCTAATACGAACGCATAAGATTGGGTTTGGAAGTCTTCACCGACAATATCATAAAAAATATGTACTTCAAAGGCATTTCTATCAGGTCTTGGGTCAGCTTCAACCCTAACATTAGCAATTCTGGGTTCCCACGCACCTAAAACATCCTCAATTTGCCTAGCAATGACGCTTCCTTGAGCATCATCAACAAATCCAAATAAACTATCAGTGACATCTGATCCCAAATCACTATAAGGACGCTCATTTACTCCTGTTTGAACAAGATTTCTTACTGAACGCTGAATAGCCCTCTCATTTTTTAACATTCCCAAATCACCAGTCACGGGATTTGGTTGAAAACTGAGAGTTATATCCTTATATGCACGAGATTTGGTTATCGCCATCAATAATGACAGTACATGTCAGGGTTATTTATACTCCCTTTTGGAATGTTATGTTAAACGATAGACTTATTCTAGTATTATCTGTGCAATTAGTCCTAACTCCATGCTGCAACCAACCAGGAAATATCAACAATTTACCTTCAACAGGTATATGATCCCATGCAGTACCTAGATGAGTAAAATATTCAGAAGTACTTAAGTGAGGGTTGGGTGTTTCAAAAAATATATTACCGTCTTTATTATTAGTTTTATAATAATATACCCCAGAAATATCTGCAGCACCATGAGTATGTGTGTGAGCATAATTTCCTTTTCCGCATTTTGTGAACCAAGAAACTATTTTATATTCTGATGGTATATTAGACCTTCCTATTTCTTCAAAATAACGATATACATGTTTATCAATCTCATTGCTTAAAGTATTTAATTCACATATATCTAGAACATTTTCATCAAAATTTTGTGGAGCAAGTAAGTGTGTCTCACCCCAATGTTTTTTATATTTAAATTCAAGTTTATCCAACCCCTTTTCAATATCCTTTTGGATATTATGGAAACTATCTACTTTTGTATAATAAAGTGGTGTTGAAAATAAAGTTTCAATCATTGCCAACGAGTAACAGTCAATTCAATACTATTATCATCCATTTCCCACTCTTCTGCTACCTGCCATCCATCTTCCTTTATAGTATTATGAATGGTCATCCTTGCATACTGTTGTGTAATCTTCTCAATAAACCTTTTTGGGGGAATGGGATCTTTCCATGTTTGAATATCTGCTACTAATTCATATTCTGTTCCATTCCAACGGAACCCTATATCATCCCCTATAGCAATATCAACCTTTACTTTCTCATGGTTGTGATCAATAGGGTTAATTAATAAATGATCCTCCTGTACATCGTACTGAAGGATCTGTAATGCTTCGAGCAAAGCGGGTTTTTTAGTTATCTTAGTCTTTATCGTACTGAAGTGTGACATTAACATCCTTCTGAAGTGTGTACATATTCCTCAACTGGTTCCGACTCATAAAAAGCAGGACTGAACTCCCTAGTTAATA